CGAACCCGAACTCCGGAGCAGATGCTCATGGAGATGCTCAGGAGGTCGCCAGAGTGCGACGAGGTGAACGAGTTCCGTTCACCAAACAATCCTAACCCTAGGGTTGTAAACGTGATGGAGATGGTAAAGGTAAAGAGATGAACGCTGTAGTAGTGCGAATTACGCATAACCAAAAGGGACACATCTATTCAAGTTCGTGGTCTGTAATCGTCCAACAGTTTGATTACACGCCAAATGACTTCAATGCATATGCGGAACGTGTAGTGAAGACTGTGATGCAGTTCGCTGATGCATACCAGACAGTTCAGGCAACTGATTCAAGCATGGCAATCGAATGGAAGACGGAAGGTGACGAACACGTCTTCTGGTTTGATATCGACGAAGACCACCCAATTACTCGTTCAAACCGTGAGTTACTTGGTAAGCCGTGGGAATCCAGAGGTATGGATGACATTGTTATGAAAATACTTTGTGGAAGTATTGACAACTAGTTTAGAGTGTGGAATACTCTATTCAATCAAGTTCGGAAAGAGGAAACTACAATGAAAAACATCATCATCATTAGCGAGCGGGAAATGGCGAAAGCCCGCAAGGCTGTCAAAAGCCTCATACCAGCGTCGGAGCGACCGTGGGCTCGTCCCACAACATTCGTAAGCCGTAAGGCTTACACCCGGAAGGGTCAAGGTGGTCGTAATGAAGACTAGTCTTCATTACGTTGGACGAGTCATCCTCGTCATAGCACTCGTCTGGTTCTTCATCGACTCAACTCAAGTTGCACTCAATTATGAAGATGCAAAAGCGGAATCCATTGCACGTCATGCGATTACCCTTGAGACTAACGCTCAATACGTGGACTAAGAGCCTCTACAAGGCTCATACAGCGACTTCCATGCAAAGAGTGAATAGATACTTGATTTGCTATTTTTAAGGACTATTCTGTTGCGTGTATATCGTTGCTTGCATATAGTACATGCATGAATATCGTTAAATACCAACAACTATTAGATGAGAAGGTAAGCCTTAAGGCAAAGTTGCCTTGTGGTACGGAGTGTGACTTCAAGGGGATTACTTACAGTTTCGGCAAGGGATACGGACTTGAGTTTGTAGGGGCTGATGGTAACCTGATGTTTGTCAGGGCTAGGAACGCAAATGATGTTGCGTGGGCTGATGAAAACGTCACGAAATTCATCGAGGGATAGAAATGGCAATTTGGGAACGGATGAAGGGGCTTTTCAAGCAAAGTGCCCCAGCGGGAGAACTTCCGTTATCCCGTAATCAGAGTCGGGTCGTAGCAAGGTACGGAAGCGGCAAACTGACAAGTCTGATTACGACAAGACTTCCAAACTCTAATCGTGACTGGGCAAAAGAGGCTGGTGACCTTGGTTTAAACGGAATTGTTGCCATCGGTATCGACTGGTACGTCCGGAACTGGGGTCTATCAAAACCTATTATTAGGCGTAATACACCTAATACTAGTGCTGATAAATATGAAAACATTGACGAGCATCCGTGCTTGACTGTTATCAAAAACCCGTACCCCAATATTCCGGCAAGTCGATGGTGGGGATGGATAATTCAGGACTACAAGATTCTTGGTAATGCGTATGCTCGAATCATGCCAATCCGTGGTGCTAAGGATGGTGAGCAAAAGTACTACTTGCAGTACCTTCCCGGAGATATGGTTTCGCCTGAGGGTACTCAGACCACAACTACGGAGAACTTTGTCTATACGGTTGATGGACGACGCTTTATCATTCCTTCTGAGGAAATCGTCCACTGGGCTTACCTACGTGACCCAAAAGATATCCGCCTCGGACGTACTCAGTTGGGTGCTGTCTTGAAGGAGGTTGCTACTGATAACCAATCTTCAACAACAGCGTATGCACTTGTCCGAAATAACGCAATGCCGTCTTTAATGGTCGGGCCTTCCGCTGGAGATATGGTTGAGATGTCAGTTGATGATGCTCGTGCCATGAAAGAGAAGTTGTCTGAGGACTTCACGTCTGACTATGCTGGAGGGATTGCGGTCATGACCGCTCCTTACGACGTAAAGCGTTTGTCTATGAGCCCGTCTGAAATGAACCTCGACGGTTTGCGTCGGAAACCTGAAGAGCGAATCAGTGCCGCACTAGGATTGAACTGTATGGTTCTAAGCCTTGGTGCTGGGCTTGAACGTAACACATACTCAAACTACGCCGAGGCTCGTAAAGCCGCTTGGGAAGACGGGATGGTTCCTCTTCAGCAACAGATTGCTGATGTATTGACGCTAAAGATTCTGCCTCTATTTACTGAAATTCAGGAAGGTGATGTTATTGCGTTTGACAACGCTAATGTCAACGCACTTGATGAAGACAATACGACTAAGGTATCTCGTTCTACATCACTGTATGAGAGCGGCATTATTGACCGTGCTGAGGCAAGGAAGATTGTTGGCGAACTAATCCAGCCTCAGGATAGGGAAGTATTTCACACTAAGGGCATTGGTATCGTTGGTGGCATTATGCCCGACGTGCCTCCAGTTAAATCAGTTGAAGTCAAGAGTGACCAATTCGAAATTGACGAGGAACTAAAACTTGTCCAGTATGAGATTCGCTCTGTTGACTCATTCATTCCAACCTCAGCAATGGCAAGTGCCGCTAAACGTGCCATTGCTTGGCGGGACGAAGGTAATCCGGGTGCTACACGAGTAGGCTGGGCAAGGGCTAATCAACTTGTCAATCGAGAGAACTTGTCTAATGACACCGTTATGCGTATGTACTCATTCTTTTCTAGGCATGAAGTAGACAAACGGGCAAACGGCTTCAATGAGGGCGAAGAAGGCTTTCCATCCAAAGGGCGAGTAGCGTGGGATGCATGGGGTGGAGACGAAGGCTTTTCTTGGGCAAAGCGAATGAGGACTCGTATCTTGACAAAGCGTTCTGAAGACATGGCTTCATCTGAAGACGGTCTTGCCGCAAAGTCTTTCCACTCTCCTCTCTATTCCAGTGCGAAGCAACTTCAGCGTGATGTACTACGTCAAGAACAAGCCGTAATAGAGTCAGCCAAAAAAGCGTGGAGTAAGTCATTCTCCTCAAGCCAGAAGATGGCGTTAGAACTGACTGATGGGATGACGAAGAGTCAAGCAACATCATTGTGCAAGAAACATATAGCGGCACTTGAAAAGTTCACTGACGATGTAATCGAGTTGACGGAAACCGGTCAATTTAGTGTGGCTGAGACATCATCTGAGGAAGTCAAGGATATGGCTTTGCTACAGAACCCGGATACGAAATGGGTTGATATTGACAGTTATGACATCAGTGATTTGTCTGGAATTGCATCTAACGGTGAGTCAATAGCGTCAATGATTAATGTGGTGTCATCAACATTCAAGAAGAATATCAATGACGCACTAGAAACATCAGACCAAGCATACGTAATGGCTGTGCTCAACGGCATCCGTATGAATGCGTTCAATCAGTATGAGAACATTGTCCGTAACGAGATGCTTCATGCTTCAAGGGCAGGGGCAATGGTTGCTTACGCCAAGAATGCGGATAATGTCCTTGGTTACAAACGTGTGTGTTCGGCTGATGTAAAGACGAGTGCTGTTTGTTGGGGAATGCATGGCGTTGTGTCTCCTGTCACTCAGCATCCTCACGTTCACCCTCGATGCCGCTGTGTAACCGTACCAGTCATTGACGGAAGTGTTGATACTGACATCCCAACCTCAGAGCAACTGTTTTTGGGGCTAAGTCCAGACGAGCGTAAGAGTACACTAGGGAAGACACGGTATGAGTTTTGGGAAAACGGCACACCGCTATCGTCATTTGCAACGACGTATATGGATGATACATGGGGTAATGTTGCTCGTTTGATACCACTGAACGAACTTGTAGTGTCAAGTTGACAACGTAAAAAAACAAAGTAATGTAAGTGAGACGGACTTGTGCCGTCCAAGTCCTTACGGTGCATAGGATAAAGCATTGGATAAAAATGGAACTAAGACAATGAAAGACTTACTGGTTACATTTGGTGACGAAGTCAAAGTCACGTCGAGTGGGAAGGTCAGTGGTTACCTGATTCGGTTCGGTGGAACGGACTTGGATGGTGACTTCTTTACCTTGTCATGTGACTTTGGACGACCGACAAAAGTTGGCGACTCCTTTAAAATGAATCTTTACTATGCTCATGGCATGGATGAAGTCGTTGGCAAGGAGACTGTTGGTACTGGAAGAATCGTCGTAAAAGATGCTGGTCTCTGGTACGAGGGTCAGATTGAGATTAGTAACGAATACCGGATGATGATTGCAAGACTCGGGCAAGAAGGTCGTTTAGGGTTTTCGAGTGGAGCGGCAAGCCACCTTGTTGAGAGGAAGTCGGTTGGGAATGCAAGTCAAATCATTAGATGGAATATTGCTGAAGCAAGCCTTACGCCTAAACCAGCCGAGCCTAGAAATATGGCAAATGCAAAGTCTTTGAAGAATATAATTAACATCGGTTCTAATTTCATTAAAGCACAGTTTGATGTTGACGATTATGTCCAATGGGACTCTTCCGGCGGAACAGCCATAGGTCAAATCGTTGCAATGTCGGATAGCGGCACACTTACACCTATTCCTAATGGTAAACCTATGATTGGAACGTCAAGTGAGCCTGTTTATAAAATACGAGTGTATAAGAAGAGAAGTGATGGTGCGTACGAACTAGGGGACATACAAGTGACTCATCGTGCTGGTGCATTAACGAAAATTAACGAACCTATTAAAGATACTTTTTATGGGATGGAAATGCAAAAGCCTGCTGTTATTGTGGAATCAAACCCTTCTGTGGCTCTTGTACGTCCAAAGTCGTACACTTATGCATTCCCCCAACGTGCGGAGGTACAAGGAATGAATACAATGAGGAATAATGTCCCTATGTCGGAGGAAGAGATGATGCGTCGCCGTTACATGGTTCCACGAGAAGATTCAATGCAAGGCTATATGCCCGTGATGCCTAACACGACTGCGTATCCTGCCATACAGGGATACATGCCTATCATGTCTCCATCTACTCATTATCCGGCAACACAGGGTATGAGCGAGATGTATGAACCTCAAGGTTATATGCAAACTGTTCCAATGATTGGCTACGGGCGTTCAAATATGCCTATGTCAGAAGACGAGATGATGCGTCGCCGTATGCTTTATCAAAGACCTGAGATGCAGGGCTATATGCCTGATTACACACAAAATATGCAATCACCATTCTCCAGTTGCAAGATGTGTGGAAGTGGTGTTCATAAGGGTATGTCGTTCTGTCCGTCTTGTGGGGCGGCAAGTAAGAATGATGAATCCCGGATGCCTATGGCTCCGATGCCTATGGCTCGACTGCGTAACGAATCTGAAGAAGTAGTTGGCGAGTTGATGCGTGAAAAACCAGAGGTTGAAGTCAATCCACAGGTTCTGTCAACAATCCTTAGCCACCTTATGCAAGCATACTATGACATGATTCAGGCTATGTCTGAAGGTGAAGATAGGGATGCATATGACTCGTATCACAGTAAACTAATGAAAGAGTGGGACATGTTCAATGCCGCTGGTAAGTCTTTCTTATCAGAGCGTGTTCGCCCACTAAACCAAGTCCAGTCGATTCCTATGACTTTTAGTAAGTCAAAACCTTTGACTGTAAGTGAATTTGAGAAACGTGTGCGTGATGCATTCGGACTCTCAAGGCGAGAAGCAAAGACTGTTGCTTCTCATGGTTGGAAAGCCCTGTGCGATGCAGGGGTTGCCGCACTGACCGAAGAGGTCGAAAGCGAATCGAAAGCAATCATCTGGGAAGATGCTCCGCAAGTAGACGAGCCAGTAGTACAGAATTCCACGGAAGAAATCTCCGAGGAGCCTGTAAAAAAGCCACGTAGAAAACAGGTTGCTACGCCTGTTGCTGAACCAGTTACTGAAGAAGTCACTATTGTTGAAGGGGCTAAATCAGTCGAGGGACTCAATACGGACGCTGATGATGACAATGACGAATCTGAAAATGAAGAGGAATTGTCAGAAGAAGCAAAGGCTGTTTCAGGAGCAAAGCGTGACACACTTATGCGTCAGTTGATGCTCCAGCAACTCGCATCACAGGAAGGTTAATAAAGATGGATATCAATGCACGAATCCGCAATTACGAAGTACAAATTGTGGAGAACAAAAAGGTAGCCGAGGGAATCCTTGGTGACCCAACTCTCTCGATGGATGACGCACAGGAACTGATTGCGACGAATGACACCCTTATCGCTCGAATCAAGTCACTCAAGGCTCTTGCTGGTCAAGCAACCGACAACGCACTCCCTTATCCTGAGGTAAAGGAAGTTGAAGAGGTTCCTGCTGTCAAGAACTATGACCGAACTGACGCAATAAAGGCGGCATCTTTGTCCGCTGTTCAAAAAACCGGCCCTTTTCAAGGTGAGACGAAGTCTGAGCGAGCACTGAAAGCATACCGCTTTGGTATGTGGTTCCTTGCAGGCCCGGCTGGTCAATCTAAGGCACAACGATGGTGTAAAGAGCGTGGCATCGAAATCAAGGGTCACGTCGAAAACGAGAATGAGGCTGGTGGATTCCTCGTACCTGAAGAGTTCCTTTCCGACCTCATCGACCTTCGTGAGCAATATGGCGTATTCCGACGTAACTCTCGTGTTACCCCAATGTCCTCCGACACACAGACTCGCCCACGCCGTAAGGGTGGCTTGACTGCGTACTACGTCGGTGAAGCATCAACCGTAACTGAGTCTGAACTACAGTGGGATAGAGTTCGCTTGATTGCCAAGAAGTTGGCGGCACTAGCGAAATTGTCTGTTGAACTTAACGAAGACAGTGCAATCGACCTCGCTTCCACGGTTGCTGATGAAATCGCATATGCATTCGCCCTTGCTGAGGACGGTGCTGGTTTCAATGGGGATGGTTCTTCTACATTCGGTGGAATCGTTGGATTCCGGGAGAAGATGAAGGGACTTGATGCAACAATCGCTAACATTGCCGGACTCGTTGTCAGCACTGGCACTGGTTATGCATCCTCGTTCGGCTCAATCACACTCGCCGACTTCCGTAAGTTGGTTGGTCGTCTTCCACAGTACGCCGACACCCCAAATGCCAAGTGGTTCGTACACCGCTCCTTCTACCATGAAGTCATGGTGAAGTTGGCTGAAGGTACTGCTGGCACATCCAGTGTCGAAATCATCAACGGTATTGCTCGTCAATACTTCCTTGGTTACCCAGTAGAGTTTGCACAGGTTCTTCCAAAAGACAGTGCAGTTAGTCAAGTCACAGCACTCCTCGGCGACCTCCGCATGGGTTCCATGCTTGGTGACCGACGTGATGTAACTCTTGCACTATCTGAACACGCCGCTTTTACAACGGATGAACTTACGCTCCGTGGAACACAGCGTTTCGATATCAACGTCCATGACGTTGGAAACGCTTCCGCTACAGCGGCACTTCGTGCACCGGGCCCAGTCGTCGGACTCATCACTGCATCCTCGTAGTGATTAATTTTGTGGGAGGTGAGAATTCATCTCCCACTGGAGAACAAAAATGATTCAAGGTTTAGACCAAAAGGTAGTCAAACTGCTGGCTCCTATTTCGTCCACTGCTCTAGCATCCTCTGAACTGGACACGGTTCAGTCTGGTATCCGGGCTGATTACGCAATCATATATTATATGTTTGGCATAATTGGTGCTGGAAACATCACCGCTGGTAACTTCAAACTTCAACATTCCGATGTATCCGGTTCTGGTTTTGTAGACATTCCAGTACTTGGTAATGGGACTGGTGGTACGTTTGGCGTTGTTACAACAACGACTGATGATGGCAAGATATTCTCCATCAACGTAGACACTCGAAAAACACGTCGTTACCTTAAGGTTGTTTGTACTGCCACTGCCGCAACTCTTGGTTGTGCATTTGCAGTCCTCGACCGTATGAAGGAAGCACCATTTACAGCCGCTACTCGTGGTGTAACTGGTACGGAACTCGTTATCTAGTTCCTGTTGAATAGCCCTCTCCTAGTGAGGGGGCTATTCTGGTAAAGCCAATGATTTATTCCCTCGACCAAAAGATTATAGGCATTACACCGCCTGCCGCTATCGTTAACAACGCTTCGTTTACTACTGCTGAGGTTGACTCAGTCCAGAACGGTGTCAAGTACGAATGGGTGTCAGTTTATATGTATCTTGGTGCAACAGACGTAGCCGTAACTTCATGTAAGGTTCAAGAGTCAGATACATCAGGGTCTGGCTTTATTGATATTACTGGGGCAAACGGGCCTGCTTCTCTAAGCCCAACTGCTACTGATGACAATAAGTTCTTTGTCTTTCATATTGATATGCGAAAGCGTAAGCGATACCTAGACCTCGTGCTTACTATTGGCTCGGGTGCTACTGGCGGGTTCGTGACAGCGTTTGCCGTCTTGTCCCGTTCTAAAGAAATCCCATCTACCCCTGCCCTTCGTGGAGCAAATGGTGGAGAGGTATTGGTAACCTAATGAAAACTCGTGAGGAAGTCGCCCTTGAAGTCGCACGGATGTGTGCGTCTGACAGACAGCCACAGTTGTCCACGGACGACATCCTTGCGGTTGTTGATGAGTCTCAGCGGGGATTGTTATGGGAAGCCAGTACGGCTTATACAATTGGTGATTTTATATTTCCCGTAACATTTAATGGTCGTGTATACAGGGTGACAGTTGCCGGGACAACCAGTGCTACAGAACCAGACTGGAATATTGCTGGTAGAAACAGTCTCACCACTGATAATGGGGTTGAATTCCTCGATGTAGGCCCTACGTACAAAGAACTGTATGACATTAAACGAGCCGCTTGGCGTGGTTGGCTCATGAAGGCTGAACGGTGTGTTGAACTTACGGATGCATCAGACGGTAGCGTGAATGTGCGTATGAGTCAGTTGTATGACCAGTGCATGAAAGCGGCAAGCCGATATAGACCGATGGAGATAGTCTGATGCCATGTATCCTGACGAAACGATAACCCCAATTCGTGCTGAGATGGCACGTCGAGCGTTACCAACGACCGCTGAAGTCCTACGCAACTCACCTCTTTCAGATGGTGTTGGCGGAGTGTTGACCGAGTGGCGTATATCGTCCTATTCCAAATGCCGCATTAATCAATCCTCTGGTAACGAATCTGTTCAAGGCGGTGTAATGCAAGCCCGTTCCAATTGGACAATCCGTGTACCCATTGATACCGACGTACTTCCAAGAGACCGAATCCGTGTGACAAGTGGTTTAATCGAGGGACGTGTCTTTTCAGTTCAATCCGTTGACAATGGTCGTGATAATGCATTGCTCCTGAGTCTTAGTTGCGACATCATGAGTGATGAGGAAGGTGACCAATTATGAAAGACGTAGCATACGGAAGGTTGATAATCATTACTGTTGGTGCATTCATGGCTAGTGCCGCCCCAGAGTTTGATGCTTGTTGGAAAGCCCAACACATTCCTGACACTGCTACCTTTGGCTCAATAATGAAAGCACTTACTTTGGCATCGATAGAGGGTATTCGTGCTGGTATTCCAGCAACAGTCACGGCTATGATTGCATTCTTTATGAGGCAAGATTCTGACACACCAGTATTCTCGGCTGGCTCGATTAAGAAGAAGACCGAGGATGATATCAATGCCGCTCAAGCACAGAAAGACTCTGAGAAGTACGTGACGGTTAGTTCAGCAACGAGGGACGTATGAAAATTGAAGAACTCGGAATTAACGTAGGGCAAGCAATCGCTGGATTCGTTGGCTCGTTGATTATGGCAAGCAAGGATTCAAGTAAGAACCTAGGGGCATCATTCGGCTCAGTCATTGCTGGTACTGCATCGGCTACATACCTAACTCCTATCGTTGCCGACATGCTTCATGTAAAAGACGCAAAGTACATGCTCGGATTCGCATTCCTGTTAGGGGTGCTTGGACTCAAAGGGGTTGAACTCATTCTTGAGAAAACTGGCATCACAAAACTCAACAGTAAAACTGAGTATAAGAAGAAATCATGATGAGCATATTGACATGTATCAACCTAGTTGCTTCTAGTATGATTACTATCTCGGTTACTGGATTCATGTTTCTTGTTCAACATGAAGACTCTCCTGTTCAAAAGATGAGTTTCTTTATACGGTTATGGATTCGTCTTAGCCTGATAGTGGTGGCGGCAGGTGGGTTGTTCAACATCATGAACCTATCGACACCGCACTGGTCTGTGATGCTCCTTAACTTTGGAATAGGCTTACTTTTCACATGGGCCTTTTTTTGGCATAGGCTCAAGTGGGTTGATAATGAGACACTAAACGCATGACGCAAACGATTAATATTCTGTCTGTATGGGTTGACGGACTAAACTGGGTGGTTGAAACGGAACCCGGCTCTTATATGTATATACAACGCAATGACATGTCTAATACTGAAAATGGATTGAATAATGATGGATGTTTGTACTTCTTAGCGTCTTATCTTGACCGTATGCAAAGCAATGCGATAGGGAACACTATCATCATAGACCCGTCGTCTGATGTGATGGTTAGAGTTGAGCCAACCACTGGATAGAGGTGAGTAAATGGCGGCAGTATTGTATAACGGATGGATAACAGTACCTTACGGTTGGAATGCTCCGACTGATGCAGGTGCGATTACATCTACGGCTGTTGCTATTGGGAACAGTGCCTCAAATACCTGTGTTGGATGCGTGTTGTACGCAACTGAGACGATGACGGTCACTAATATAGCGATGTGTTGTACGGCTACGGCTGGAACAGTCAACAATAAGACAATCGTCGGTGGTGTGTACACTCTTGACTCAGCGGGGTCTCCTGACTTCACGTCAGGGCTTGTTGGTAGTACTGGGTCAGCAACATTTAGCGGTGCAACAGGCATATACAACTTATCTGGTATCAGTGCTTCGGTTACTAAAGGAACTCGGTACTGGTTTGGATTTACCGCTAACAACTGGGCTGTGGGTAACTCGGCGACATTCAGAACGTCTTTTTCGAGTAACCTTACAACTTCACAACAATTTGAATATATAGCCACTGGGGTTACAACGGCAGTAACAAAGGCATCGGGGTATCCAGCGGTCATGTATTCAGATGGAACGAACTGGTATGGTTACCACTCGTTGACTACCACTCATCAGACGCTAGTGTCTTTCGAAGCCAATAATATGACTGAGTGGGGTGTGTCATTTCAAATGCCAAGTGGTATCTCGTACAAGATAAAGTCAATTGTATTCATTGGTCACTTGCCTGCAAATGTTATAGATGACTCATTTGAAATTAGACTTTATGATACTAATGGCACAACTGTCCTTGATTCAAATTCGTATGACAAACGTGTGGCTAGAGACTCAGCCACTTTTGCCGAAGGTGTCAGGCAATATTCATTTGACGCTTGTCCAGTATTAACTGGTGGCAATAAGTACTACGTTGT